TCAATGCTGGTTGGCTGGCATTGCTCCTGGGTGAGTGCTTCGAGGCCATGGGTGATGCCGAGGCCGGAACGATGCTCTACACCATGAGCGATACGGCTGCGGATCTCTCCGAGGCCATCGAGGTGGCTGGCGGTGAGCTGGATGAGGACTTGGAGGCCAAGCTCACGTCCTTGCTCGAAGGCGTCACCAAGGCGCTTGCCACCCACGAGGAGATTGGCTCTCCCAGTCTCTTCGAGTCCATCCAAATGGGGGTCGAGAACGGCTTGTATGAGGATGATGACGACGAGGATGACGAAGACCTCACCGAAGACGTGGATGGCGACGATCTCGACCTGTTCGAGGATGAGGACGAGGACGAGGACGACGAAATCGACTTCGAGGACGACGAGTAGGGGTTGTGGCGTGGATTCCCGTCGATTGGCTCATCGAAGCCAGTAGGCTGCGAACGAGGAGCGGTCGGCGGGAAACCTTGGGGTTTGGAGGAACGACTCGAGACAAGATCGGATTCGAGAAAAAGGGCAAGCGGAAGATAGTTTCCAAACGGAAGCGGCCAAAGCGGAAGCTTGGGGATCTTTTATCACGCGGGCCTCACCGATCTCGTCTCATACGTTCAGGGTGAAACAGATGGCAGCTCTACTCATCGACACCATGCCTTTGACCTTCCAACTGGAAGAGTCCAAAGAACCCGGAAAGCTGGGCAAGGTCATTGCTCGCGGGCCATATGCTCGTAGTGATAAGGCCACCGAGAACAAGCGTCTCTACAAGCGTCACTTGTGGGAGCGTGAGATTGCTCGGATGTCTGAGGACATGGCGTCACGACGGACTTTTGGTGAGCTTGATCATCCTGCCGATGGGCGCACCAAGCTTCAGCGTGTAAGTCATCTGCTTACCGGGCTCAAGGTCGAGGGCAACGAGGTCATCGGTGAGTCGGAGATCCTGGACACCCCGAACGGTCGCATTCTCAAGACCATCATGGAGGCCCAGGCCCAGGTTGGCGTAAGCAGCCGGGGCTATGGTTCTACCAAGACGCTCCCTGACGGAACCATGGAGGTGCAGGAGGATTTCAGGCTCGACACCTTTGATTTCGTCGCTGACCCTGCGACCCGCTCAGCGTATCCGCAGGTGTTCCATGAGGAGCTTGAGCGGATACCGGAGGATGACATGGGGTTGACCGTAGAGGATCTGAGGACCAACTATCCTGGTCTCGTAGAGGAGATTACCTCAACAGTGCTGGCCGAGAATGAGCGGCGTGTTGAGGAGCGGCTGACTGAGAAGTTCTCATCTGAGCTTCGGCGGAAGATGGAGCAGATCGGTGAGGCCGTCGAGGAGCGTGTCAGGAGTGAGTACCTGAGCGATCCCGAGGTGGCCGGTGCCAAGCAGGTCTTGGAGCGCGTCGCTTCGTTGGTCACGAGCTTCGCCAACCCCGTTGTTCATCAGCAAGAGCTTGCCTCGAAGGATGACGCCATCAAGGATCTCGAGGGCAAGCTGGCCGAGCGAGAGCTGGAGATTCAGAAGCTCCAGAAGGAGCACGGAGAAATCTCGACCGTTGCCAAGGAGGCCGCATATCGGCTTCATATGGAGCGAAAGATTGCTGGCGACCCGGCGAGAAATGCCATCGTCAAGCTCATGGGTGACATGGGCCAGTACGAGGACATCGAGGCATTGGACTCTCGCATTGAGGCGGTTCAGAAAGAGCTGTCTGCGGCTCGAGACGAGCATATCGGCGAAGAGGACGAGGCCAAGGGCGAGCTGGCCGACAAGCTCAAGGGGCTTGAGGATCGCCTTGACCAGGCAGAGAAGCGGGCCGACGATGCTGAGCAGAAGGTTTCTGAGGCCAATGAGCGGACCCGGAAGGCCATCGAGATTGCCGAGGCCGTGCAGGTTCAGTCGTTCATTGAGGGCATCGTGTCGTCGCATACTGACGGTGACGAGCTTGAGGAGCTTCTCGAGGGCGTCAGGTCTGTTGATGAGGCGACTCGAATCGTCCGGACCTTTGAATCCAACTCATCGAGCCGCAGGGCTCGTGATGAAGATGAAGCAGAGAGAATTCGTGCCCGGGTAGGGCGCGGTAAGCAGCGGTCTCTCGAGGAAGATACCTTTGGGAGGTCGCGTCGTAAACCAAGCAATGGCCAGCAGGGCGCTACGCTGGATGATTTCGGGCTCACAGAAGACGAGTTCGATGAGCTTGCAGGGACGGGAAATCTGACCTCGTAGCGCCGCAGGGTCAGTGACGGAGGGAGATAGGCCATGGAGGCACGGAACATGAATCTGACCGAGGCTGGATCGCGGTCCATCCGTGATGACAGTTACACTGGTCAGCTTGTCGAAAAGTGGGATCGCTTCTTGAAGGGAGTCTCCGAAGACTACACCAAGAAGTGTATGGCGATGCTCATGGAGAACCAGTTTCTCGATATGCGTCGTCAACTCGCCGAGGATACCCTCAGCACCAACGCGGGTGTGTACACCAAGTACATCTTCCCCGTGTTGCGCCGGGTGTTCCCGAACCTGATCGCCAATGAGATCGTCTCGGTCCAGCCGATGACGGCTCCCGTCGGTGCCGTTTTCTATTTCGAGTACAAGCATGGTCGGTCCAAGGGCCAGACCACGGCGGGGACGAACCTGATCCAGAACTTCGACGATCAGTACAGCTCGGAGAAGATCGAGGACGAGCAGCTCACTCCGGTTCTGGCTGGTGGTGAGTGGTTCACCGGCAGCCCCGGCTCAGTCATCTTGCAGTACAACCCGGTTCGTCCCCTGGATGCGACCGTGGGGTACTCGCTGACGGTCGAGGAGTACAACCCGACCACTGACACGGTTGTTCAGTCTCACCAGGACAACGGAGCTGGAGGTTTCACTGGTGCCTTGACCGGTGCCATCAACTACGCCACGGGACAGATCACGAATTTCACGTTCGCCCTGATCACCACGGCGGGCAACTATGTCCGTGCCACCTACTGGTACGACATGGAAGGCAACCGGAACATCCCGGATGTCTACATCGACATCGAGTTCGAGACCATTCGGGCGCAAACCCGGAAGCTCAAGGCTCGTTGGTCGAGCGAGGCCGCCGATGACCTTCGCGCCTTCCACGGCATCGACGCCGAGACCGAGCTGGTCAGCGGCATCAGCCAAGAGGTTGCGCTGGAAATCGACCGTGACATCCTGTCGCAGCTCTTCACCGCTTCGGCGGGGATCATCGAGACGTTCGACTTCACGGTTCCGGCGGGCATCACCGAGATCGATCACATTCGGGCCATCATGACCCGTATGAGCGCGGTCAGCTTCCAGATTCACAAGCAGACCCTTCGGGCGCCTGCCAACTGGTATGTGACCAGCCCCGAGATCTCGGCCAAGATGGTCCAGATGCAAACCCATGCGGACTATCGAGCCCCGTGGGTCAGTGGCGGTGGCAACACACAGGGTCCGTTCGACGGCATCATGGTGCCTCCGAGCTACGGCCCCATGACTTCGCATCAGGGCATCCTGAAGATGGGACCGCTGTCCAACAAGTGGATGGGCTATCAGGACCCGTTCTTCCAGTGGAACCAGATGATGCTCGGCCTTCGAGGTCGCAGCTATTTGGACGCTGGCTTCGTGTTCAGCCCCTACGTGCCTCTCCAGATGACTCCGACCTTCCTCGACCCGGAAGACCAGAGCTATCGCAAGGGCATGAGGACCCGTTACGCCACCAAGCGGCTGCGTGACGAGTGGTATGGGCGTGTAACGATAACGGGTGGCTTGTAGGCTATACGATCCCCCCGGACGCTTCGGCTACCGGGTGCGGGGCTTTGAGCCTCAGCGTTTCTAGAATGGCGACGGGAGGGTCGGCTGTGGCTGGCCCTCCCGTTTTCTTTTGCTGGAGGAGTCATGAAGTTCAAGAAAGCCCGTCCGGGCGTTCTCAGGCTAAATGTTGGTGGCGGAACGAAGCTCGTCAAGGATGACGAGATTCTCGAGGGCGCCTATTGGAAGAAGTTTGCCGATCTCGGCATGCTGGTCCTGGTTGAGGAAGAGGCGGCGGCACCGGTTCCAAAGCCGGTGACGAAGAAAGCTCCTGCCAAGGAGCCAGAGAAGGTGCCAGAAGAGCCCAAGAAGGCTGAGCCCAAGGCTGAGCCTGAGCCCGAGCCAAAGGCCCCTGAGCCCGAGTCCAAGGTCGAAGAAGGCACGATGACTAAATCGTTCGCCGACAAGATGGCCAAGGCCCAAGGGGACAAGGGAACGTCAGTTTCGACGAAATCGAAGACGAAACGGCGCAAAAAGTAGTGTAAGCTCGGACGAGGTGGTTTGATGCGCCTTTCTGAGGAGCTATATGGTGCCATCTTCGAGATGAGTGCCCGTGATGTTCGTAAGAAACTTCGCCGCGCTGGCTGTATCGAGCTGCGCCAGAAGGGGAGTCATGTGCAGGTATCGTGCCCTCCAGATTTGAAGGGCACGGTTCCTGTTCATGGAAAAAAGGACATCAAGAAGGGTACACTGAAGGCCATCGAAAAGTCGTTGCAGATTGATCTCGACGGTGACGGGAAGCCGCGTGGAGGTGGTTCATGACCGACCCTCTCAACAGAGAGGACGCCATCGACTGGGTCAAGAGGTCGCTTGGCTGTGGAGCTGTCATTCTCGAGGTGACCGAGCAGCATGCAGATGACTCATTTGATGACGCTTTGAGATGGTGGATTGCGCGCAAGGGGATCAAGCGCCATGCTGTCCAGAATATTGTGTCTGGCGAGTCGTCTTATGCAATGCCGGATGACTGTGACGAGGTGTTGGCGGTTTGGTTTCCTGGAGTCCAGCTTGACGTCATAGCGGCCATCAATCCCTTTGCATTCATCGACGTTGAGATGTTGCCAGTGGCCTATCAGAGCCTCACGGGACTGCCTGGTGGATCATTCTACGGCACCCTGCACCAGATGATTGCCCATGCGTCGACGGCGCGGCGTGTCATTGGTGCAGAGCCAGCCTTTGAGTACGACAAGGACATCAACACCCTTCACATTTACCCCACCAATCACCAGAGCGGGACGGCCATTGCTCGGTATGCCAGTACGACGCTGGTTACCGAGGACCCGACACCGCCGGCCACAACGCCGGTGAACGACTTCAAGAAGCTGCGGTTTCGGGACAGGGACCTTATCCTTCGGTACGCCAGGGCGTGCCTGAAGGTGCGTCTCGGGCGCGTGCGTAGCAAGTATACTGAGTGGCCGTCTGCGGGCGGTCCCAAGACCATGGACGGCGAGACATTGGTCAGTGAGGGCCAGGGCGAGTGGGACACCCTGACCGAGGAGCTGATTGGTCTCAGCGATCCCGTTCCGTTCGTGGTTGGGTGACGCGGCATGGCTTGGATTTCTATCGATAGTCTCATAGAGGCCAAAAAGAAGCGCAAGGCGGCGCGTGGTGGCCTCAGCAAGAAACCGCCACAACAGAAGCCAAGGCCCGGTGGCTCACAGGCCAAGGCCAAGGTTGATCGGGTGCCGGCTCAACTGATGCACTGTGTCAACGCGGTGAAGGCTGGAAGGCCAAGCAAGCCTGGTGGGAAGCCTCAGAAGAAACATAGCGTGCGAGCGGCCTGGAACATCTGCCGGTGGTCCTTGACGCGGCATGGGTACCTGAAGCCGCCCTATAAAAAGAATGCCAAGCTGTCGAGTCTCCGTCAGACACAGAAGGGTTCGAGGGCGTCGATGAAGCATGCCATGGAGCCCGAAGCACCGGCGAAGTATAAGCGATTCAAGGACCTGTTCAGGGACATTGAGCCCACGGTGTAGGAGGATGCGATGAAGCTTTCTGCAAAATTGAGTGAGGCAATTGGTGATGGCATGGGTCACGGAGGGGTATGTAAGTGCTTGGAGTGTGGTTATTCGCAGCCCCATAGAACAGGTGAGCCATGCGAGAAATTGGAATGTCCGAAATGTGGCTCAAAAATGGTTCGAGAGGGTCAGGGCGAGAGGCCCGGTAGAGGCATGGGCATTGGAAGGATCTAGGCTATGAGCAGAACCACCTTTCACGGAAAAAGCGGACGTTTTACATCTCCACGGTCGGCTCATACCGTGACCAAGGGCGGCGAGCGGTTCAAGATGGTGCGGCAGCTTCGGCGTATTGGCGGCAAGGCCCCGGCGCCCGAGCCCGAAGCAGACGTGGCCGATACCGTAGAGGCGGCCAAGGCCAAGGAAGAGATGGCGATGTTTGTAGCGGCATCTCCGGGCTGGATTCCTCTTCATGACGTGATGGGCGCCGCGTTTGGCGAGGATTTGGATGAGTGGGCGCTGGCCCATGGAAAGACCGCGTACAACGTGCCGCCGCCATTCATAGCTGCCAGGGTTTTGAAGATCACGGCCAGCAAGGTCAAGAAGGCATTGGCCCAAAAGCGGTACATCGCGAGCGGGCGCGGGCGGGCGTGGACCATGAGGTACACTGATGACCTGTCGCCCGGGATCAGGATTGCCCATTACCGGCATGACAGCAAGGATAGGAGCAAGGACTATTGGTCTGCTAGCGCCTATCAGGGGGCAGATTCTTCCAAGCGGTGGAAGAGCTTTGAGGACAAGGATCTCAAGAGGGTTTTGGCCTTTGCAAACGAGCACGCTCAAGAGGCGGCTGACGCCATGGCACAAGAAGGAGCGATCTGATCATGAGGCTGTCAAACGAGCTAAAAGAATCGGTCGATAGGGTGAGTCAGGTTTTCCAGCTAAGGAAGCAGATCAAGAACCTGTGGGAGGTTATTAATCTCGCCAGGGATTTCAGCGGTGAGGCATTGGCATATAGGCAGTTGTTGATACGGTCCTTGGAGAAAAATCATGACTTGGGCGAGCTTCTGTCGCCGTCTGTTAGAAACCAATTGTCCAAACATGAAAGAGAAATGGACAGGGTTTATGCAAAGTTCGACAAGGAGCTAAAAAAAGCCCCTAAGCCATTCAAAGACAAGTCTTGGACTGATCTACTTTAGAAGGAACGATGTGATGAATATCGAGCGAGTCAATGAGCTGTCCAGTTTGAGAAGAGATGTCTCTGGCAAGGGGAGATAGATGGGCTTCTGTGGCGATGATTGCAAGCCCAAAAGGCGCATATTCCCGGGCGGCGAGTGCGGCGAGGGATGTGGAGACGAGCGCCAGGTTTGGGACTCTATCGCTACCGAGCCGGCGAGGCTGGCTGGCGAGCCCGTCAAATTCTACTCCATCCGGCGGGCCAAGAACCGCGATCCCCTCTACAAAGAACCATCGGCTGAAGGCCAGGAATGGGCCTATGAGGGGCCGTTTGAGGTCTGGGCATCCATAGACTTCCCGCAGTCAGAAAACATTACCCAGGAGGCCACAGAGGTCGGGGAGCGCAGTGAGGCTGACGCCATAGCCTGGGTATCCCGCAAGGAGTTCGAGGACCGTGAGGCGCCGTATCCAAAGCGGGGGGACATTTTGGAGTTCTGGGCTCAACCTCCGTGGGGGTACGAGCCAGAAAATACTCAGTGGGATGTGACCAAAGCGACCCGTGACGGCAACGTGTTCACGACGGCGGCCTTTGTGATGTACAAGGTTGAGCTAAAGCAGCGGAGCAAGTTCGTACCGTTCCGCAAGACGGAGCATAGCAGGATATGAGACTGTCAGATGAACTGAATGAATCTTTGTCCGAGGGGAAGTATCCGAGACTCGAGGCAGAGACCGATGATCGCATTGATAGGCTCCTCAAACACCTTATGAGTGCAGAAGAGAAGCTGAAGGCTGCCAAGCGTGAGAAGTGGCAGGCAGAACAGCAAATAGGGACGCTTGAGGCTAGGATAAAGCACTACAAGGAGTCTATCGATAAGCTGCGTGCGGCCAAGAAAAAACTTGCTAAGGCGTCGACTCGAGGTTGAAATGAGACTGTCTCAGGAGCTTGAAGAGGCCACTAGGAGATCCCGAGTATTTGGTGATGCGTGGGGCTTGGTTGTGACGAAGGCGATGGCGCCAGAGTTGGCCA